GTTAGTTTCTTTAAACTTGTGTGCCCCAATTGCCGTTGAAACGACTGAATGGATTTTGACACCAGCTTGATCTGCACACCAATTGACAAATGAACCGCACCACGGCAAACCGTCTGCCTTTGTGAATTTGCCGTATTTTGTAAAATTGTCACCTTCTTCGATTGTGCCGACTTCAGCTGCCGCGACTTCAATCAATTTGGCGTTTGTGCCGTCAGGATAGGTCATGCAAGTAACGCTGCCGCTTCTTCGTTGCTTAATCCAAGTTTTGTCAAAACTGCCTGACGTGCTGCCTGCTTGTCCAATTTTGCTTGATTTTGAATTTCTTCTGCTTCCTGAAAAGCAAGTGCGTCGGCTTCGCGTTCCGCAATTTCTTCAGCGGTCAGTTCAACTTCTTCCACTGTGTTGTCTAGACAATTTACAATTAATTTAGTTGCCATTTTTATGCTCCGTATCCATAAACTGCAATGTTTCCTGTTAAGTTGTAAGTTGCAGCAAATACTGTCATGCCGTCATAACTTGTTGACAAACTGTGATTTTCTGCATAAGCATTATAATTAGGATTAGCAGGATCCATTCCTTCACCAGTTATTGTAGTTGCTGCCGCTATAAATGGATTATTTATGTCTAAAACAACAAATGTTGTGCCGCTCGATCTAACTGGACTAAAGCGAAATGAAGTTTCCCCAGTTAATCTAAAGCCGCCAGGGGTTGTACCATCAACTTCCGAATACTGCAGATTGTAATTTGCGCCTGTCGCATCTGTCGAACCGCTTCGGAGGCGCATACGGATTGGGTCAGTTGCCGTTGATGTCAGGTTCATTATAACTTTGTAATTTCTATAAGTTGCAGAAAAACAAGAATTAAAATTTATGCTTGCTTGAGCAGATAAAGCCTGATTAGAAATCAAATTAAAACCGCTGGCTGGGGTCGCTGGTGTTGCCCATGAAGGCACGCCCCCTGCAACGGTTAACACCTGCCCTGTTGAACCAACTGCTAAACGCGTGTTCGTGTTTGCAGTTGCCGATGAATAAGCAAGATCGCCAAGTGTTGTGCCTGGTTGCAACGCCTTCAGTCGTGTGTCAACGCCTTGCAACGCAACGTCAAAGTCAGCTGGTAAGTCCGTTACCAAGTCGCTTGACGTTGGAAGCACAAAACCATAATTCGTGGTCGGATTTGCCATTTGTTCCCCTTTTCTAAGCCACTATTGTGGCATTTGCCCAGTCTAAAGTCGGCGACACGCTTGCCCATGTTTCTGTCACTGGTACGTCATTCCAACGCATTGCCTGTAATGAGTAAGCCAGCGGCGATAACAACAAAGTCACCGAAAGTTGATTGTATGAAGCTTTAAACGACCAGCCTTCAACAAAGCCTTGAAATGTTCCAGAATTCATGTTTAACGGTAAATTTTGCAGGGCAATGGCTTCGCCCATAAAAATGTTAATTAGCTTGTCGCGGTCAGCATTGTCAATTTCAGGGTTGGTTAAGTCAAAAGAAATTTCGCTAAAGATTGGCTGAGGGTTGGCACGCAATGACAAGTAAAAGGCGGCCTGAGCAGTCGCGTCAGCTGAGTCATGCAATGTGGTTGTGATGATTTGACCAAGATTGCCGTATGTGGCAATTGACGCTGGATCGCTGTCCGATACGTCATTTTGACTGGTTGTGCCGTATTTGATTGTTATGGCATTGCGTACGTCACCGACGCGAGTTTCAATGCGTAGACCAGCTGCGCGAGCATGTCTGGCGTCAAGATCAACATACCCGTTGGCTGCAAGATAATTGGTTCGGTGGGTTGAATCGGCATACCCAATGCGACCTTGAGCGTCTTCGTATAGATAACCCAGCCCTGAAGTTGCCAGTGCTGCCACCAGTGAATAAACATCAATTGGATCAGCATTGCCAGAACGTGCTGACAAGTCATAATTGCCTGGACGATCAATTTCACCCAGTCCAGTATTGCCAGCATTTGCCCATGTTGTTGCAGGATCGTAGCTTGCCCATGTCAATGACCCTGGCACTTGTGCCCATGAAGCAAACAAAACATTTTGCAAAACTTCAAAGATTTGGTCGCCGTCAAAATCGCGAGCAAGTGCGTCAGTGAAGCTCACCTTTGGCAAACGTGCCAATGCGCCCAATGCCGTAATTGAATAAGTTTGAGTGAACATGGTTGAACCCACGTCACGAACTTCCAAACCAATGTCAACCACATTGCCGCCGAAAATAGGCACAAATGTGTTTGCTGTGTTTTTGACTGAAACGCCAATTGTCGAATTTATGGAAACTGGAATTGCAGTTTGATTAACGTCGATCAGCTGAATGTTAACGTACCCTGCCTGCGCTTGCTCATAAATGTTTGTGCGGCCACTGCGAATGACAAGATTTGCCAAAACTGCGTCTGTGTATTCGACGCCGTCAATTTCAACCAGCCAAACTGGATTCCACTGGCTCATGCAATTTGCAGGTTAGTTGCGCCACCTGTGCCGCGATAGAAGCTGTTATTTAAAGTTTCCACAATTGTGCGGGCAGTGCCTTCTTTATCAAACGCGCCTGTCACTGTCAGGTTAATCGTTGTGCCCATTGAGGCGGCTTCGGCTTCACGGAAACGACCAGCATTAAATGAACCTGCAACGACGTTGTTTGTTGCCGCTGCCGCAGCTGCCGCTGCGCTTGCTATACCTCCGCCGCTAGAAGTTAAACCAGTCGTGCTTCCTCCACTTGTACCACCGCCATTTGTTGTTCCTCCAGAAATTGTGCCTGTTATTCCAGACGTCGTAAAACCACTAGGCAATGAGGCAGCTGGTACTGAAATCCCTCCACTAGAGATCGTTCCTCCAGATGAGCCAATTTTTGAAATAGATGAAATGTCTGCCCCGGGCTTAATTAAATTAAATCCGCGAATTGCTATGTTAACTAAGTCGATTGCTGTGTTAATTAAACCTCGCAATGCTCCAACAACATTTGCCATTATGTTAAGAACTACGCTGGCAATGTCACCAATAAGGCTAAAAGCCTTGCCAATTACATTTCCGATAATTGGTGCAGCGGCTTTAATTACGTCAAAAAAAGCCTGAAATTCATCTTTGTTTTCAATGACCGTTTTTTTAATTTTATCAAAAGCTGATCTAAAACCTTCAAAAATAGGTTGAACAAAACCTTTGATGCCGTCGGCCAATGCTTTTAATGTGCCTCCCATTCCGTCGGCATTTGATCCAAAAGCTTCTGAGACCTTTTGCACAATTGGAATGACTTTTTCTGAAAACAATGTGGCCAATTCCAAAACGATAGGCAGTAGTGCTTGACCAATAGTAGTTTTCGCATTTTCGAGTTGCGCGGTTAAAATTCTTGTTTTGTTCGCTAGGCCGTCAGATGTACGAGCAAAATCCCCTTGCGCTGCGCTTGTTTGTTCAAAAATTAAAGCTTGTGCCGCCAAAACCTTTTGCTGCGGCGTCAAAGCTTGTTTTGTTGTGCTAATAATGCCCAATTCCAAAGCTTTTTGACGCATGGAAGCGTCGTCAAGCAATACACCATAAGCACGCAACGGTTCAGCTTCACCACGCAACGCAGCTCCAATGGCGTTGATTGCTTGCTCTGGTGATGTGTTATTAAATGAAGCAAGGTCAGACGATAGTTTTACAAAGTCAATAGAAAACTTAGATAAATCTTTTCCTGAAAGACCTGCCGCTTTGCCAAATGTGGCAAAGGTAGCAGCTGCGTCCAAAGCTTGTTGTTTTGTCTGACCCAATGAGCCAGCGGCTTCTGCCGCAAATTTTTCAATTTCTTTTGATGTGTCGCCAAATAAGACGCCTACTTTCGAAATTGTTTCTGACAGGTCTGACGCGGCTTTTACAGCTTCAACGCCAATTTTGACTGCCATTGCGCCCGCTGCAACCGTCGCTGCCGCTAAGGCTACGCCAATCGCTTTGCCAACCTTGCCCATTTTGTCGCCAAAAGTATCGACGTCGCCCGTGGCTTGTTTTAAGGATTTGTTTAAATTATCAACGTCGCCAAGTATCGAAAGTTTAAGGGTACGACTGCCAGCCATTAGTTATACTCCTTAATTATCGTTGAAAATGCTTCTTCCCATTTTTTCACAATCTCAGGTTGAACGCTCCGTAAAGTTGGATAGATGAACCAACCTCGTGAACCGCGTCCCTCACGGCCTGACCACACTGGAAATTGCTTATAACGATTTGATCCAAATTCATAACCGCCCCAAAGTTGTTGAGTCGTACCGCCCCCGCTTAATTTTTGACGCGCAAAACCATAGGAAATCTCACCAATTTTTGATGATTTGGAAACGGTTGCACCATTAGCGATAATTGAAGCAACACGATTTTTTGCTGATCCCGCTGTCCCCACAACTTTTTGTTTAACGTATTCTGCAAGCTCTGAGGTTTTTTCTTTTGCTTGCTTTGTAGCTTCCTCGTCCATTGCTTTAAAAGATCGCAAAATGGCACGCAATTCAGCCTTGTCGTAGCTGATTGCTTCAGTTGCCATTTGCTCGCCTTTCCAAAATTTCAATGACCGTCAAAATGTCTTCGGCGGTTTCAAATACGTCTGGTGGTAGCCCCGTGGCTAAGGCTACCTCCCAGAGTATTCGACTTAGGCTTCCGACTGGGTAGCTTTTGGGTTTGCTTCACCAACGATCACTTCGGCAATTGTTTCTGTCCAAATGTCAATTGGTTTTATTGGCTTGCCCGCAGCTTCGCGCTTCATGGCGTTGTATGCCAAAAAGACTAGATCGGAAATGCCGATCTTTTCTTGCGCTTGTGCAATGGTGTTGCCAGTGTGCTTTTCCCATTTAACCCACTCAGGCGGTGCGGCAACATAAGTTGCCTGCGTGCCGTCGTTGTATTCAATTGTTATTGGTAACTTCATTTTTCCTCCCGATTATCTTTTAAGCGAAGTTTTCGGCTGGTGTGCCAATTACTGTGAATGACAACGATACTGTCTGTGCGTCAGGTGCAGTGCCTCCCACGCTTGGAAATGCTGGCAAAATCTGGAATGTGAATGTTGCACCGCTGGCAGCTGTCATGACTGTGCTGATACCTGTGTTTGGTGCTGATTCTGTTGCATTCCATAAGCCTTCGCAAAGTGAACCTGTTGCGCCCCAGTCCGCAAGCATTTCGACGTCGAATGTGAACTGATCGTCAATGTGCTTATAAACTTTGCCGTCTAGTGTTTGATAGGTTTCAATTGTTGGGCTGTTTGACAAAATTGCGCTTGTTGCTTGAGCGTCGTAATTATTGCCACCAATAGTAAAGGTGACGTCGCGCCCAGTTATTACTGTTGTTGGCATTTTTACTCCTTAGATTGTCTGTGTGTAGTAAGTTGAAACGTTGATGTCGGCCACGAGCATAGGGCTTTGTCCTACTTCCAAAACCGTCGGCTTTTCAATTGTGCCTACAACGTATCCTGACGGCATTGCCGCAAGAATTCCAATGATGAGCTTTTCTAGATTGTCCAGTGATCCAGCATTGCTGTTTGAAGCAACAATTGCTGAAATGGCAAAATTGAGTTTGACTTTTACTTCGCTCTTACCGATAAGCACGACTTCGCCATAGGGTGAATCTGGGACAACCACGATTGCAGGTGGGATCGGCGACTCTGGCACGCTTGGATAAATGTTGGCAGCTAGTGACGCAAATGCATTTGCTAGTGCTGATCTTGTTTCGGCGATTGAGTTGGCGGGCATTACTGCACCACGGTTTCAACGTCCAAGAATGGCTGCAAAAGTGTTGAGACGCGATTGGTCAAGCTGCGACCCATGCGGTAAGGCGTGGCCGTAAAATCGACGCCCTGGATTTCGCCGCCAGCTGCAACGCGTGATTGAAACACTTCAACTGATACTGCTAAAACGGCAGATTCGATTGCTGGTGAATTTGCGTAAAGGTTAGCCGCAGAATAACCCGAGAGTGTGGCCGCACCGTTTGGCACGATAGGGCGAATTGCCACGTCAGCATTTACTAGGCTGGCTGTAAAGTAACGAGCACCAATGTCTTTTGAAAGTGTAAAAGTATTGCTAAAAGGCGCAGGCAAACCAGTCACAATTACTGATTGACCTTCAACAAAATAATGTGGACGTACTGTGTAAAAGTAAGCGACGTTTGTTTCAAGTTTGTATGAATCGACTGCAGATGTGTTTGCCACCAGCATAGGCAAAATGACAGCTTCTGCGGTGTTGATGATTTCATCTAAAACGCTGTCAGGATACAAGGAAACCGAAACGCCAAGCACGGTTCGCAGCTGTGCTGTTGAGATGATACTTGGCATTTCGGTTCCTTTCGTTCGGCTGCGCTACGCTCGGGAGGATACGTAGCGCATGATTAGTGTGTGGTTATGCAACCATGTAACGGTAAGAACCTGCGCCAAGCTTTGTAGCTACTGCGCCGTAACCGTAGTATGCAACGTTGACCTGACCTGTGTTGATCACGTTTGTAGAAAGTTGCAAGCGATTTGATTCATACCATGTGTATGCGGTTGGGTTGACAACGATCAATGTGTTGTCGCCGATTCCTGAACCGTCTGTAAGTGCAGTTGAAACGCGAAGATTCAAACCAAGTAGGTTTCCGCGAATTGCTGTTGCAGTCAATGTACCGCCAGCGTTTTGTGGATTGATTGTCTGCTGGAAAATTGGACGATTTGATCCGTCAACCAAGCCCATAAGTGCGCCCCACTGCTCAGGTGAAACGACAATGTTTTGAGCAAAGCCTAATGTTCCCTTGTAGATTGAAACAGCTGCGTCTGAAACAAAGTCAGCAACCAAAGCACCAGTTGTTAGTGCTGCGCGGTTGCCGCCGTCTGTTCCACCGTTAATCAGTGCTGTACCAACTGCAACATCAGTTGCCTTTGCGTATGCGTATTCCATTTGACGAACAAGCTCATCAAAAAACGCTGGTGATGAACGATCCAGAATTTCTAAACTGAATGTCTGCTGTCCAATGAACTTTTGAACATTCACTGAAACAAACGCGCTGTTCATGTCTGTATTTGACGGTGTGCCAGCTTCAGCTGCAACTGCAACTGTTGGTGCAACTGTGATCTTTGGAATTTCAAAAGTCATTCCAGCGTCAGGCAATGCGCCTGTGCTGACTGAATCGATAAATGGTCGATCTGCATTTGAAATGCCGTTAATTACTTCTGTTAGCTGACGTGTTGGTACAAGACCAGCATTATCCTGGGTGTCTGCTGCTGCTGCAACATACAACTTTGACTGCTCGTTGCCTAGTGTTGCACGAACTGAGTGCTCTAGGTAAGTCGCCTTATTTACGATTGGTGTGCGTACGCGCTGTGAATCTAGCGGGTTCGCAAGGGCGGCTGGCTTAGCAGCTGCCGTTACTGACTGTGCGGCTTCTACCGTCTCTGCGGTTGAAGCGTCCTTGACGGTGTCTTCCACTTCGTCTCCTTCGGTTGTTGTTGATTCAGGTTCGATTGTCGAATCTGAAATTTGGTCTTCCTCTGTTGCCGCGACTGACTCAACGCGGGCTGATCGGATTGCTGGCTCTGACGTTAATGCGACACCTGTCAATTCACCTTTTAAAATGCGAACTGTGCCGTCTTTAAGTGTTTCGTATTCGTCAAACATAACTTCAACACTAAATCCGTCACGCATTCCAGTGCTTGCTTCGACCAGACTGTCATTGCCTGCCGTTGTCTCAACGATCTTAAAAACGGCTTCGATCCCTGACTTATCTGAAGTCATGCTTAAAGTCGACCCAATTCTGCGAGTACGATCGTGTTCAAGGTTAAGTAAAACGGGTGTTGGTTCAATTGAACCCACAGCAAATTGCACTTTACCGATAGAAGCATTGCCAGTTTCTTCGAACGTCACAATACGTCCAGTAATTGTGCGACGGTTAGAATCTGCCGCCGTAATTTGCATAGGTGTGATTACTTTTTTCATAGCAGCATGTCTTCTTCCTCGCGTATTTCCTCAATCGACATTGCGCCGATTCGGTTCAAGATTTCATAAACTTGGGCTCTTTCCATAGGGTTGCCACGTAGGAAATCGTCAAGATCAAATTTGACTTCGTTGCCCGCAGGCGTAAAGTCTGCAAATGACAAACGTTCTTCGATTATTGACATGTAACTACGAAACGCAAAATCAACAAGATCGCGTCGCTTGTCTAAGGCATTTGCATACGTAAATGATGATTGCTGTGAATCTGTGAAATAAGCTGGCATGTTACAAGCACGGCTTAATTCCAAAGCTACGTAGTTGCGAGCTTCATTTAACTGTAAATTTTTTGGATCGTAACCCAAAGTTTCCAATGTAACGTCAGCGTTTAAAAATGCTGTTGATTTGTTTGCTCGGGCTGATCGCCAAGCGTTAAGCAAAGCTGTAATGCGATCTGCGGGCAATGATGTGCCATTTGACTTTAAAACCATTTGTGGAATTGGTTCAATGGCAAAATTCATGCTTGCTTTTTCTAAAGCTGCGGCAGCCTTAATTGTGCGCCCTGCGCGACCTAGCAAACCTTCTTGTGTATTTGGAAATACAACTAAATTTGAAGAATCTATTGCTGTGCCGTCAATTCTGTAAGCTGTAATTTCTGTGCTGGTTCTATCGAGTGTAAAAGTCACGCGCTCTGGTGCAATGCGCTCCATTGCTCTGATTTTTCCTGTGTCGGCATACCTGTCGTTCACATAGGCATAAGCGGCAGGGTGAAAAAATAAATCTGAGATGATCCATGACCAAAACGTAACCCCGGGAATTCGTGGATCAGGTTGATTAATAACTCGCGGCTGTGTGACCTTTTCGCCTGTTGCTACGTTGCGTGTGTGCATAGGCAATGAGGCAATAGTTTGAACAATGCCTAAAGCTCGGGCGATTGTTGGCACGGACATTGCTTCGGCTCGATTGGCCGTTGAAATGCCGTAGTAAAAAAAATTATTGTTTTCTGAATAGTACGGTGCAAGATCGGCGTCAACAATTTTCTTTTCGGCAGCCTCAACCTTTGCTGGTTTAAATAAATCCAAAAATCCCATGCCCAAATTGTGTCAGGCTTATACGATCAACCCACCATGATGTCAAGATCATTCGTTGGGCGTGTCGCAAAATGTGTAACCAATGCCGTTGCCACTGCGCCGCAAACAACCGACTTTGACGCACGCCTTCCAATAACCCAGCCGCCGTCACCGCGACGCAATTGCACAGCTGATAAAACTTCATCTGTTAATTGTGACTGTCCCCTGTGTTTTAAGCGTCCACTGTTGATCGCCGACAATAATTCGTCACAAGCTTGCGGGTAAGCCGAATCCATGTCGAAAATCGCAATGCCAGCGGGTGCAAGGCGGGCTGCAACTGCACCGCTTGTTTTGCGTGAATACAAAACATACTCAGTTTGATACTTGCGAGCATAATCTGCCAAATCGTTGGCAACGGCTTTATCATCTAACTGCAAGTCATTTGCCCAAGTATGTAAAAGCTTGACAACAAAGTTTTCGTCACCGAGTTTTTGGGCGGCGCATAAACTTCCATGTTTTCTATCGGGTGAAAGATCGATTGCCAGCCATGTTTGTTTGTCAGGGTCAAGATCAACGTTTTTATCAAGGCAATTTGCCCATGAAGCAGAATCGACCGCGCTGGAGATTGCTACAACCCAGCGGCACAAAACCTCAGTCATGACGACGTCGGCTGGATCATTCAAAACGCTTCGTACGTTGTCCGCGTGAATGGTTATGCCCATTGCTGGATTGCTGTGCCTTGCATTTTCAACACTTATTTCGTCAGTTGGTGCTGACCACTCAAAATAGCCAATTTCATCATTTGCCCCAGCAATTTTGGCCAAAGCTCTTTCCCGAAAGGCGTTCAACACAACCGAACTAGAGTCGCCCGCATTTGTGTAACCCATAACTAAAGGATTGCGTGCAGCCATGAGGGTGTAACGTAATGAGGCAAATGATTCAAGATCAGTCATTTCACGTAATTCATCTAAGTGTATTGTTTCGGGACGTGAAACACCGCGAGCAGCTGATCCACCAGCTTTGACCATAAACCGCGTGCCGTGCAATGTTTCGATTTCTTCAGCACCATGCGCCCAGCGAATACGTTTGACCTGTTTTGCCAATGAGTCGTTAGCTTCGATCAACGAAACCAATGCCCTGAATTGTTCAAGTGAGGTTGCCAGTCTGTGAGCTGATCCAATTTGTAGCGGTTCATTCCATAAAAAAAGCCCGCCAAGAATTCTGATTTGCTGCAAAAAACTTTTTCCGTTTTGCCTGGCTACGACGCAAATATTTAGTGGCGTACCCCACCTCCCGTCAGGTTTAACCTTGTGGCTGTGGATTAGAAAGAATTTTTGCCATTCCATAAGCTCAACGCCAATACTTGACGCCAAATCAATTAATTCATGGCCTTTTGAAGGCAGATCGTTCAATGGCGTGTGGATTCTAGGCGTAGAAATGCCAAAAACGCCTTCTGTGTCCCTACCCAAAACCGTTGTGAGCCGATTTAAGACCTCTTTAGGCAGGACGTGACCTTCTGTGACCTTCTTAGTCATTTTCGTGGCTCTTTGAGTCGTTTTGGGGCAAATTTAAACATGAAAGGGTCAGGGGTGTAGGAACGTCACTAAAAAACCTACCCCCTTTGGAATAATTGCATGTTGTGCATAAACATTGCAGATTCCATTCATCATCACCACCACCAGCTACACGCGGAATGATGTGATCTACGGTTGTGCCTTCAGCACCGCATTGCTGGCATGTGTACTGGTCTCGCTGCAAAATGCGTGATCTGATACGACGCCATTGACTTGTCGATCCGTTGTTGCCTAATGCACTGGCCACTAGTAATACCCCTTGACTTTGTGAAATTCCCAAGCTTTGCAGCTTGTCTCGTATCTGTGCTTAATGTAAGAAATTGTCCTATCGATCTGTGCAAATGGATCAAGGGTACCGTAATGCTTTGACCGCATTTGACCCAGCCCATAATGACTGCCATTACGTGCTTTGTAATTCCACCTAGATTCTTTGTGAACAATTGCATTGAAGCATTGAAACTCTTTGTACGATACAAGTTTTACATGTGCATAAATCTTTAAATGATCTACGTTGTTTTGACTTCCATTTGCAGGCGTCATTCCTATGACACAAAGCACGCCCCAAAGCACCAAACTACGCCAGCGAGCTATCCGCTTCAGCGGCTCGCCTGCGAGTGTTGATGCTACAAGCACTGTCAAGCAAGGAGCCTAATCTTGAGCGAGTCCCACAGGTTTTGTCCCCTTGTGGATAACCATTGTGGATAACTATTCATTGTCAACCCCTATTGTAGCTACTGTCATGAAAGTACAAACGCTGCATTGAATAGTTTCCACGCCTTCGGGCAACAAATCAGTTATCTTGTGAATGACTTGCTTTGTAACTTTCTTGCACTTTCGACATTCAAATTGCACTGTTTGCATAGTTTGATTTCCTTAAGTTTTCAATTGGTTGCAGATTTATTTGTGTTACCCACCAGTTTGGCTGCTTTGAATGGCGGTATTTGTCACGTCTGGCCATAGCTATGGGAATCCAACCTTTTATGTCAAAGTCAGGCGACGTGCCAGTAACCAGCACAGCAATGTCATTGGGTCGATCGTATTCATGGACGATCAACTGGCCTGTGTCGTACTTTGTCCATTTAACTTCTATTGAATTGCCAACGTCAGCTTTGTTTTTCCACTTATGCTCGAATGGATCAAATGGCAAACCAAAGTATTTGGCCACAACCCATTCGCTGCCAATGGTTTCGCTAATCTCAATAATGTACTCAGCAAATGACTTTGTTTTGTCGTACATGTTTGGCATGGTTGACCCGCCATTTTGCTGATACTTGATCGCAGCTAACAAACAAATGACTTGTTCGTCGCGGTGCAACTTCATCTTCAACGGCAACCCCCGCAAAACCAGATAATGTTTTCCGTTGCGTCATAGCCTTTTTGGTAGCCAAAATCATCATGTTTTGACAGCATTGAGCATTTGTCGCACTGGCTCATTTTGTAAATTGCTACAACTGCACCGTTTTTAAGCAAACGACATGTCATTGTTTGCGGGTTGATAAGCTCGACGTAATCGCTCATACTTGCGGCTTCCATTTTCCGTCACTGGCCAATACATACCAACGCGGCTGGCATTGTGTGGCCTTTGTACGTTCGGTGCAGAAATACCCGCCCCAAGTTTTTGCTGATCCGTCAGCTGATTTTTTCCAGATCATGTGACCATGACTACACTGCGGGCTTTCCTCTGCCAATTTACCGCCCAATTCACTAGCGATCTGTGAAATGGCGTCAGCTGCGGTTACAATGCCCGCGGCGTGAACTTCGGCTTCAGTTTTGTAGCTTGGCACGTCACCAAATTTTGTTGTCCAGTAATCGTATTGCTTGTCAGCATTTGCGACGACTGCACTTTTGGTTTCAACCTGAGCCATAATTTCTTTTGTGCTGCGTTCAGCACCGCCCATGACTAGCTGTTGAACACGCATAATGCAGCTTGTGACGGTATCTTCGACAAACCAACGTTTCATGTTTTGTTGGTATGCGCCCTGATAACCATAGGCATAATCAATACCCGCTGGCTGTTCATCATCTTCTGTGCGATAGGCCTTAGCTTCGACAAGGACATAGCCTTTTTCTGCATTAAATTCCACAATCCGCGTTTCAATCCTGCCAGTGGGATACGTGGCCAGCCAGCGTTCAAGTCTTTCGCGTGAAGCCTCGTAGTTATCTAGAAAACCCATTTAACTTCCCTTCGACTTGATGAATTAAAGTGTCTGCAATGTGCTGTGATAGGCATGAAGCGCAGCCATGTCCTTGCGTTTCGTGGCAGCAACCAAAAGAGGTTGTAATTGCCATTTTTATAGTTTGCGCCAATTCAGTCATTTTTTCACCGCATTTGAGCTGTGGCGACCAATTGCCTTACCGCGTGCTAAACCTTCACGTCGGCCGTCTGTAAAGCCTTTTGAATAGCCAATCGCAATTGTTAGAACTGACCAAATCATTAACATAAATAAGCGAATTAAAGTTTCGCCGTCAAGCAAGTCAACTACCATTTTTGATCTCCCGAATCTAGGAGGTAACCATTACCACCTGCAATAAGGGTGAAGCATGACCCTGACAAAATCAAGCATTGCGCGTGTTGTGCGGCGTGTCGCTAGCCAAAAACCTTACCGTCAACAATAAATGAGCCGTCGCGTTCAATGGGCACGATTTGCGGGCTGACTTTTGAGCCTTCGACTCGTAAAATGCCAAACCCTTGCGTCCAGTTGGCCGTCCCTTTTGTGTATTTTGCAGCTGAAAAGCGCATGAGGTTGCCCACTTCCATGCCCCACAATGTTCGACCCATTTTGTAACCGCTGGATTCGGTAAATGTTGAAATGCCCAAACGGTGTGTGTGGCCTTGAACAACGGATTTACCATGCAAACGCGCGGCTCTTAAAGCTGACGCCCCCGCATTTGGCGTTGTGCCCTGTTCGTCGCCGTGAATTGCGATCCAATTTGTACCCTCAATGGCGTACGGTTTGCGGTGGAAATTAATTCCTAATTCGTCAAGCTTCATAAAGTTTTCATAGCGCAATTCGGGCGCACCTATCAATGCAGGCAAACGGGTAGCAATTGAGTTAAACAAACGGTCAGTGTGGTTTGAACGCACCATGTTGGCTTCGGGCACGTGACGGGTCAATTCCCACAGTAACTCAACGCAACGATCACGGTCGCGGCCAATGGTCGGTTCGTGTTCTTCGCTTAGCCCACGCGACCACTTTGAAATTGTGTTGAAATCAATTTCGTCGCCAATTGTGATGACCTCATCAGTCCGAAATGCTTTGATGAATTTTGCCAAATTACGCGTTGCCCGTACGTCTTCAAAGGGAACTTGAAGATCACTGACAACAACGATTTTTTTCATTCGTCGTCGTCTTCGTATTCCGTTGACCCGATTTTGTTTGGATCGACTGGCTCAGGAAGCAGCCAGCCTGGGTAAGCTTGATGATCGCTCAAAATGCCCAATGCCAATTCGACGGAAAACCCAGCTTTACGCAACGCTTTGTAATACTCATTCAAAGCAATGGCGTAAGTTTCAAGCGGCGTGTAGTCGTTTTCCTTTACGGTGCTTACACGCTTTGAGGTTTTTCTTTTTGGCGTCATAGCATAATTGTAAAGGCTAGTCAATCAATTTGTTGAACAACACGTCTAACCGAGCTTCTATGCGGTTGACCTGATCTTTAAGGCTTGACCCGCCGTTTGGCCTAAATTCTACAAGCACGGATCGAATCATGACCTTGACGCCAGAATAGACGGCGGCCACTACACCAATGCAGCATGTAACAACCGCCGCCCATTCGGTCGGCGTCATTCCCCAGTAACTCCGAAACTTTTGTCCTTTGGGTTTATAGCACGTAGCAAGACAGGCGCAATGGCTGCAAGGCCAGCATGTAATAAAACCTTAGGGTCTTGAATCCCTGCCATGTAAAGCGCAAGCATTGCAGCTATGAACGATCTGGCATAGCTGGCAAATGCGGCTTTGATTTTGCCTTTGTCCATTTTTTTGTCTCCTTTTTTGGTTTTTCTGCCTTTGCAGGTAAATCGATCTTTGGGTATTCGCCCTTGTACGGCACAAACTTTGGCACACCAAAGCCAACAATGTCACGCTTTAATGATCTTTGCTTAATCATGACCATGCCACCATTGCGTTGATCGCCTGTGCCTGACGTGTTGCCCTCAATGCAAGTGACGAGGTCACTGCCATGCTCAAAAGCAATAACAATGCCAACGTGACTTATACGGTCAATGCCGTCATGTGGAAAATCCATAAAAGCCAACGCACCTAGACTTGGCAAATTTGACCAACGGTTAGTTTCTTTAAACTTGTGTGCCCCAATTGCCGTTGAAACGACTGAATGGATTTTGACACCAGCTTGATCTGCACACCAATTGACAAATGAACCGCACCACGGCAAACCGTCTGCCTTTGT